CGCGTAGTCGGGTTGGCCGTCATCGTCCACCCAGCCCTGCGCCATCGCCACGGCAACCGGGATGGGCTTCCATCCGCAGCGGCAGTTGAAGCCGCCGGGGGTGTTGATCCCCTGCGCGTCAATTTGCCCAACGGTCGCCACGTAGCCGTCCATTGCCCGGTGCGTGTCGCGGGTCCGGTTGTCCTTCGTCGCGCTGAACTGCATGACCGGGACGAATGCCTGCACCTTTTCGTCGCGCACGATGTCCAACTGTCCTTGCGAGGATGCCCGGTTCAGATTGGTCCGGTAGACCGTTTCCAACCGCGCCGCCGTCAGGTCGGTCCCCGTGGTGAGCGTCGCCTGCTCCACGAAGTCGCCTACCCCTAGCCGTTTAAGCCGCTTTCCGGCCACCGACCGGGTGACATCGCCACGTATCACCTTTGCCAGCAGGGACTTGACTTCCGTAGCCTGCTTCGCCGTCATGCCTGTGACGAAGAACGCGCCACGGGCAATCGCCTGCACGCCGGGGGTGCGGCGCACCTGCACGCCTTCGGGCAGGGTTGCGGCCTGCTGCCCCGGCACGGGCAAGGGCTTGGTGCCCAGCATCGCCGGAAGCACCAGTCGCGCCAAGTCGGGGCTGCGGTCCAGCATCTTGGTCAAGGCGGTATTGGCTTCGTCCTTCCGCAACTCCCCGGCGGCTTGGAAGGCGTTGTCGATCAGCGCATCCCACTTCGCACGGGTGATCGGGAGCAGGTCGGCAAATCTGCGAATGACTTCCCGCGCTGGGCCTGCCTTGAAGCGCACCCCGATGTCGGGAATGTCACGGTCGAACCGGGCGGGGGCGGTCGGCTTGGGGATGCTCACCCCGGCGGCGTGCAGACTGTATTGCGCGCCCAACGCCCACGACGCAAGCAGCAGGGCGGCTGTATCGGCTTCCCATGCGTCCCATTCGGCGGTCGGGTCGCGGTCCTCCACCTGCGCTGCGATGGCACGGCGGTACGCCTGCGCCCCGTCCGCATAGACGGCGCGGAGCAGGTCCGCGATAGGCGCGGCGCGCTTCGCCACGGGTTACACCCACCGCTTCATCGTGAACGTCACAGGGGCATCCGGGGCGGGTTCCGTGCCTTCCGGCGCGGCGGTCCCGTTCTTGCCGAGGATGGCTTCCAGCGGGTTGCTGCCTGCCTGCGAGGAGCCGAGGATGGGTTCGTCCTCCTGTGGCTGCGACAGCCCAAGCAGGTCGCGCACCTCGCGTTCGGACACCCGGCCACCCATCGCCACGAACTTCTCAATGGCTTCCAACCGCTCCTTCGGGTCGGGTCGCTCCGGGGCAAACTGGAAGCGCAGGGCGGTGGATTCCTCCTCCGTCGCCCCCAGCATCCGCGCCACCACCCGCACAAAGTCGTTCGTCAGGCTGTCGGCCAGCGCGTCCGCGTGGTAGCGGATGATGCGCGAAAGGGTATCGGCGTGCAGACTCGCCACCCCTGAACCCAACCCGGTGCTGCCCGCTTCGCTAGAAAGCGACTGCCCAAGGATGGCTTCCTTGATCTTGCTGCTAAACCAGTTGACAAGGTCAAGAAACACGGTGGCGCGGCCCGCGTTCGGCTCCTTGATTTCGATGTCGTACACCTTCTCCGTACCGGACTGCGGGAGCAGCACGGAGTTGTCGTTGGTCAGGTTGGCTAGGACGTTCTCCATCATGGCGCGGCCAGCGTCCTGCCCAAGCGGGTAGTACCCCACCCGAATACCCATCGCGTACCGCTCCGCGTAGGTGATCGCGTCCTGAAGGATCTCCTGCTTTGCCAGCCACATAAACCAACAGACATCACGCGCACCTACGCCCCGGTAGATGCTTTCGGTGCTGTTGGGGTCGTTGAAGTCCGGCGCGGCCACGAACACCCGGTGGAGGATGACCGACTTCCGCTCCTCCTCCGTGAAGATATGCACGCGGCTGTCAAAGCCGATGTTCTGCTCGTTCGGGCCGTGCGCTCCGTAGTCCGAGCCGACGCGCATGGCAAGGTTGCCGCGCTGGTCGTAGGCGAGGGTATCGGGGTGGAACGGATACCACTCCTTCACGCACACGCCAAAGTTCGCGTGCCGCCCATACACCACGTTGGCCGCGCTGTTGCCGTACCACACGGCTTCGTGCATGGCTCGCACGAAATCGGAACGGCGGGGAATGGCCGCGTAAATCTTCCCGATGCGTTCGGCCAGCGCGACTAGACGGGGGTTCTCGTCATCGTCAGCCATGACTGCCCATTCAAGGGAAGCCAGCGTGACTTGCAGGGACCGCAGGACACCTTCGATGTCCGCATCCGCCCGCATCATCATCTGGTACTGCGGGTTCAGGCGATACGCCAAACTGCTGTTGCGGAGCAGTTTGTCGGCGGTCGTGAAGAATGACCGCTGGACTTCGACCGGGGTAGCAAGGGGTGCAGACGGTGCGCGGTCAACCGGGGCCGGGAGTGGCTTGCGGGGCCGCTCGTCCGGTGTCAGCCCGTTCATCAACGGGTTGGGGTTTTGACCGCGCTTCTTGCTCACAGTTCGCCCCTACGCTCAAGGTCAAGCGCGATGGCAACGGCTTGCTTCTGCGGCTTGCCTTCGTCCATCAACTTGCGGATCTTACGCGCCACGGCATCGTCGGACGCGCTCACCTTCTTGCCCTCGCGGATGGCGTTGTGAACCTTCGCGCCGGGGCGGGAGAAGGGGGTCTTGAGGTACTGCCGAGCATGGTTGCGCGAGGTCGTGGCGCGGACGATGCCCGCCGTCAAACGCTGAATGTCCTGCACACTCTTTAGCGTGGCGATGGCCTTGGCCGTAACCTTGACGTAATCGTCAAGTGCCTTGAACTGCTGGTCATTCAGATCCCTGACGTATTCGTATGACTTGACCGCTTCAATGGCCTGCTTCTTCGCGGCCTGAAGCGTGTTCTGGTAGGCGGGTGTCGATGGGCTGACGGTCTTCTGCGTGAGCGCGCCAGCGGCTGCGCCTAGGCGGTCAAGCAGACCGAAACGACGCTTGCGGCTGGACGTTGCCTTCTTACCCCGACGCGGACGCTTTGAAAGTTCATTGATTCGACGGCTCAACTCCTGCCCCCTGCGCAGGAGTTCCGCGAACTGCTTCGTCGCCGCGATTGCTTGTTCGGTCGCCTGCTTAATCTCGGCTGGATCTTCCATGTAGTAGACATCATCAACATCAACGTCCTTTATCGACTCGGAAACGCTGTCGATTTCCTTGGTTAGCGCATCCACTTCCAGTCGCAACGCCCTGCCTTCTCTGGTGCGCGAGCCGCCCGCTGCCTTGAGGTCTAGACTCAATTCAAACGCGTCGTAAGACGCATCCTCATCCATCTGAATTAGGTTTTCCGTCACCTTCTGAAGATGTGCCTTTGGCGTTCGCTTGGCCCCCTTTTTGAGGCGCGGCAACTCGCCCTTGAGTTGATTGAGGCGATTGATCGCCGCCTCGGCCTGCTTGGCGATGGTCTGGGCGGTCACGACGGAACGGCGCACCGCGCTGCCGCCCTCCGTATCTAGGCCCTGCACTTCCAACGACAGTTTCTCCAACTTCTCGGTTAGATGGCGCGCCTCTGTCATGAGCCGCTTGGCGCGAGGGTCCACGCGCCCCGAAAGAGCCTGCTCCAGTTCTTCAAGGACAATCGTGCCGTCATCAGCCGCAGCGATGGCGATTCCACCAAGGTCTAGATAGCGATCCATCGCCGCCTGTTCCTGCTCTGCCGCACGCCGATCCTTCTCGGTCTCCTTCGGCTCCTTGCGCGGCTTGGTCGGCTTTTTGGTCTTTGTCTTCTTCTTCTTGGCATCCCCGCCGCCGCCCTTGCCGTCCTCCTTGCCGCAGGTGTTTCCGGGCTGGAAGCCGCCCGCGCCCGTGCCGCAACCCCGGTCGCCAGCAAACTGCGCCTTCCCGAACAGTCCCAAACGCTGGTTTATCTCGGCGCGCAGCGTGTTGCCTGCGTGTGAAACCGTTGCCGTTGCCCGTGGTTCCGCGACAAATCCCAGCCGCTCCATGATTTCCTTGCGCGTGTCGCTCATAGCGTTTTCGTCCTTGTCCAGTTGTGCGCTCTTGCGCTTTGCCCATGATCGTCCTGCGGCCCCGCCCCACAACAGGAACGAGATATACCCCGCATCGTCCTCACCCCCGGCTTCATTCCCAGCGTGACGCGAAAAGAACGAGTGCATCCGCCGAACGGTGTCGGGGGACAGGTTCTTCCGGTTCTTGATGTCGCGTGCGCGGGCAACGCCCACGGCGGTTCCGCCGCGTCCGTGCTTCTCGCGCAGTTCCAGCCCACGGGCGGCATTCGATGCCATCTCCTCCGTGGGGGTCAGGTCGATGTCGGCCATGCGCGGATGGTATCCGCCTGCATTGCCCATGCAATGCTTCACGCAAAGAACGGACGCTTGGGGGCACGCGCACCGAACAGTTGCCCGATTGCGTCAGGCCGTTCAATTCTGCCCGCGTTGCGCTCCGTCGCCGTCAGCGAGCCGCGCACGGCTTCCCCGCACAGGTCTACCACTACGTCCACGGTGTCATCGTGGGAGCCTGCCGGGAACGCCATCATTTCGTCCATGACGGGTTGGAAGGCGGGTAGCACCCTGCCGTCGCCCGATTGCGGGAACAGCAATTTGCCCTGCTCAACGAACGGCTGCGCCCCCGCTGCGCGTAGGTGCTTGTCGCTGGACCGCTCCACGGCCAGCATGGGCTGCGTGGTGATGTCGCGGAAGGAATCGAAGATGCCCTTCTGCGGCCCGTTGGCTTCGGCCAGTACCACGGACGCGCCCCGGCGGGAGAGCAGGGACGCGGCCTGCTTTGCAAACACCGGGAACGCCTCGCGGACGCGCAGGATGTCGGTCAGGTACAGGTTGCGCTGGAAGTCCACTTCCCCCACGATGCACACGCTGTAGTCGGGGTCATCGCGTTCCTGCGCCTTCTTGCCATAGCCCCAATCAATCGCGGCGATGGTCCGGGTCACGGTAGGAATCTTTGCCGGGTCGTAGTACCGCACCCATTCAGGGCGGAATACAAGCAGGTCGCTGGACAGGGGGACCAGTTCGTAGGCGCGGGCATAGCCCATCGGTCCCATCGCGCCGCGACGTTTGGCGAGTAGGTCAGGCGTAAATACTTCCGGCCACGGGCTTTGCAGTCCCATGCACGGGCGGCGCAGCAGGGTGCCGTTGCCTTCGCATTCCTTGCGCCAATCGGCGGTCAGGTCATCGACATGGAAGGGGGTTGCGCTGCGCCATACCCGGCTGGGGTGCGGCCCGGACGGGTCCAGCATCGGGAGCCACACGTTCGCTACGGCTTCCTTCACCTGCTCGCGCAGGGCGGGCTGCAACACGGAGTTACGCAGGTCGCACAGGTCATCGAACCAGATTACGTCGGCGCGTCCACCTGTTCGCCCGAACACGCCGGAAGCCTGCACGGAGGGGTCACGGCGCGGCCCTAGCCCCGGCGAAACGATGCTCCATGCGGTCACGGTGTCCTCACCCGGCTTCAGGGTGACGTTCGGGAACACGGCTTGGTACGGTCGGCTGCGGATGATGTCGCGGATGAATCGACTGGTGGCCGATGCCGTTTCATCGTTCTGTGAAACGATCTTGAATCGGGCATCAGGACGGACCCCTAGCCACCATGCGACGAGGAAGGAATACGTGCTGGTCTTGGCGTGCCCACGTGGGATTTCGCTATACCAGTCAAGGTGGACAAGCGCGTGGTGCAGCATCTCGCGCTGGAGCGCGCTTACGGGCTTCCCGATGCACAGGGCCACGAACGCCGCCGGGTTCTCGCGGGCGGCTTCGACCGCCTGCTGGCGGGTCAGGGCTTGCGCTTGCGCTTTGGGCTTCGGCACGGCTTGGGGGCGGGCTTGGCGGGTGCGACAAGCGATTGCGCGACGGCGTTCAGGGTGGCATCGGTGATGCCTTCCACCACCTCCACGCGGTCGGTGGCGGTGCCTGCGTCCAATCGCTGAATGCGGTCCAGTTGCACGGCTGCGTCCATGCGGTCCCGGCGCAGGGCCATCATGCATTCTGATGCCCGGATGCGGTCCCGCACCGATGCGTTGGGGTCATCAAGGATGCCTTGCAGGGTTTGCGGGATGGTCTTGGATGCGTGGTCGGGCAGTTCCCAACCGCCGTAGACCGCCTGTTCGATGACGTTCAGGTGCCGCCGTACCGCCTTGCGGGTGGGCGGTCCATCCGAAACCCCCTCCATCCCCCCTGTGTTTGCGTGGTCGGCCATGTCGCCCTCCATCGTAGCAACGTCTTTCAGCGCGGTCCCTTGCGTGGCACGGCGACCAGTTCATACCCGGCGTGTTGCAGCAGGGTGATGGCGGTCGGCAGGGTGGGGATGGTCGCGGACAGGGCTTCCGGGTTGGTCAGAATGCTGTCCACGGTCTTGTGCTGGCACAGGTTGGCGGTGGCGCAGTCTTTGGCGAATGCGTACCGGGTGCGTCCCTGTTCGTGCAGGGCGGCGAGGATCGCCGTCCGCACATCATGCGGCGATTCAATCGGGTGTCTCATACCGTCATTATACCCCCGCTGCGCAGGGGGTGCAAGTTATTCCGTGCAGTCGCACGGCATGGAATCATCTACGGCACATTCAAACAACTTGCCCTGCACGGTGATTTGAGTCACCATCTGCTTGATGGATGGACGGTCAAACCGGAATTGATGTCCCATCAATTC